CACCAACACCATTAGGCGATGAAATAAGAATTGCATTACCACCTGTTGTCAACGTAGGATACAAACCTGTCCAGATCGTATCAAAGTCTCTAATGAATGCACACTCGTCAACGATCAACAACGAAAGCGATTCAGAACGACCAGCATCTTCAGAAGTAGGAACTGCTTTGACTTGGGAACCATTACTAAAAGATATTTGTTGTTTTGAAGGTTCAAACTTCGGCATCAACAACCAAGTTGGAAGCGATTGTAGCATGACATGAACTTTTTTGATGAAGTTCTGTGCAGTAGCTAGTTTCGTTGCGATGACGAGGACGTTCTTGTCTTTATAGAATATCGCTAACCAAGTTGCATATGCAGCTGAAATCGTAGATAAACCAAGCTGACGAGATTTTAGAACGATATTAAAACGATTGTTTTGAAAATCATCTAAGCAATCTTCCTGAAAATCATAAAGATCAAAAGGAATTGTTCCCTTCAACGGATGTTGGATCTTGGCATATTTTCTGATAAAATACGCTGGGTCTTTACCACAACGTATTATCTCATTAACTTGTTGCTGTTTTGTCAGCAGTTTTTCTTGCATCCGTTCAACCTATCTCAAACATGACTTGCTTACGATAAAGCGCAGTTCTCTTAGGGTTATGCACTCCAAATCCCACTATTTCGACGGAATCTCCAGAACTAACTTCTTTCGTTTTCAATGCTTTTGAAGTTAAATCCTTATAAGACTTTTTGACTGCGTCGAGCACTGATTTAATGTTACCAAGAGACAATTCTTCTTCTCGAATTTTAACTTGCAGCATTTGTCTTTCTGAAGCAAAATTAACAACAGTTTGATAAGTGACTGAAAGCATGTCTGGACCAACCATCTTCATCTTAACAGAGAATGAATTAACTATTGGAGACGATGATCTTCCCCACGTAGTATCAATAGCTTGGCCTAAAGCGTTGTAATCTAATTCTGGCATATCGGACAATAATCCTTCAGTATCTAAATATTGTGATAAATCAAAACAGCATATTTACTGTAATCTTTTTTCTTCCACCTAACTTTTCTTGAACCTGTTCTTTTGTTGGACGCCATCCTTCTTTCCAAGATGGGAATCTTGGTCTAGCCCAAAAAGTCTCACAGCTTTCGCAACATTCAAACTCCCGATATGATTTTTCATCATCAACGGTTCTCATCAAATAATCACAAACTGGACATGAAAGAGGAACTATCCGTCTCTCTTCAACAGGCTTAATCACATAGAAACCTTCACATTCTTTTATCAATCTATCATTCAAGTACGGTTTCCATTCGTTCATACAAGCACCATCTTTGAATCCTTTTCATTCTTTGTGATCTCTAGAATGTGATCAGCTACGTCTTTAATTCCATCAACATGAGTAATGACCAAAATTAATCTAAAAAACTTCTTAAGGCTTGTCAATAGTCTATTGCAAGATTCTACCCCAGCATCATCTAGTGTTCCAAATCCTTCATCGATGATAAACATATCTGATTTTGACATTGAAGAAACATTGACTAATGCAACTCTTAATGCAATAGAAGCAATGGTCTTCTCCATCCCAGAACACAGCTCAATGATTCTCCTAGAATCTCCATAATTTATGTAAATCTCAGACGCATCTGATTCGTCATCATTTTCCATTTCAACAGAGAAATCAACAATTCCGTGTAAAATCTTGGATATCTCTGCATTGATCACAGGAAGCTGTGAACGAGTGATGATCAATGGAATTCCTTTCTTTGAAAAAGCTCCTGAGATGATCTCGTATGTCTTCATCGTCCTGAGTAGCTTGTCCCTTGATTCTTTCTCTGCATCGAGTTTCTCAAGCTCAGACATCAATCGACCTCTTTGCGTAGCCAACATCATCCTTGCCTCATCCCACTCTTTGATTGACCTAGACAATGTTTCTATTTTTGATCTAAGAGAAACAACCTCTGAATTTTCATCATTTTTTAATGCCTCTTGTAGGTCAATTAGCTTAATCTCAGCATCCTTTAGATTCGCAGTCAATGTTTCACAATTTGAACGAATCTTCTCGATCTCTGTCTCTTTGCGAGATATTTCAAGATTCAATTTTGAAGACAACGTCGTTGCCTTCTCTAACTTGGAGATCTTTGAAACCAAAGACTCCTTCTCAAGTTTGCTCAATGCATCGTTAAGATCATTTAACTTCTTAAGAGTTGCCGCTGCCTTCTCGTTCTGCGCAACAATCTTGTCCTTATTTTGATGAGCATCCTTAATGAACTTACACGTAGGATAGTCATCTCCACAAGGAACTTCATCTAGAATTTTTAGCGACTTTTGTTGAGTCTTTAACAACGTTGACTCTTTGTCGTGAAGATGTTGCAATTCAAGAATTGACTTCTCTAATGAATCAATCGCAGATAACTTCTTCTTCAAGCCCTCGATGTCATCAGAAGCTTCAACTTCCTCAACAATCTTTAATTTGTCTTTTAAAACAATGATCTCATCTTTAATGGTGTCAATCTTCGAACATGAATCATTACAAATTGTCTTTAGGTTCTTAACTTTTTGCTCGTGAAGTTGAACATCAATTACAGTAACAGGCTTATGACCTTTATGAGATGCAAGCTCTGTTCTCAACCCAGAGACTTCATTTTGAGCATCCTGAGAAGACGCTATCAATTCATCGATCTTTTCAGATAAATCTAGAATTGTCTTACCATGATTCAACTGAAGTTCATCCCAATTTCTATCTGGGAAGTTTTTCAGTTGCGCCTTAAATCCATTGAGATCCTTTGAAGACATGTCATACATCTTGTCGAAGATGTCTAGGCCCAAGAATCTGGACAGCGTTGCCCTTCTTCTAGTTGATCCTTGGTAAATGAATGCATTGATGTCGCCTTGTGCAGAGAGTGCTGTCAAAGAAAAATCTTCACTAGTACCAATGAGATTTCTTATTGCTTTCTCTGTTCCAGTACGAAGATCATCACATAGATCATCTAATTCTCCATCATCTCTCATCCTATAGAAATTAAGAGATGTTGATGCATTTGTGACACCTTTCTTGTTGATTGTCTTCGTTGTCTGTCTCTCTGTGATATAAATCTTGCTGTTGTGATCAAAGATTGCCCGGGCATAACAGTAAGGCTTCCTGATGTTACATATGTGTAGATTCTTTAATGACCCTCTATCGGTAGTGTTGAACAACGAATACATCATTGTTCCAACAATTGAAGATTTTCCAGTTCGGTTTGGACCAAAGATTCCAACGATTCCATTCAACTTGGTGAAGTCAATCTCGTTCTCTTCACCGTATGCAAAGGTATTGTCCCACTTCAAGTGCCTCAAAGACCACTTAGAACCCTTGACATAATCATCAGTTGATGCAACGGCAGACATATACTTTTTGATCTGACTGGACATCGAATCCCAATCAACATCTGTGTTGCCATTCTCTTTACAATATGTCTGGATCAGACCCACGATGACATCAGGAGATGTTAGGTCAGATTTTGCTATCGTTGTTGATCCAGTCTTGATTGTCTCATTAGATGCGCGATACTCTGATTTGAAGGTAACCTCTGTTGCTGCATAGGTCGTCTTTAAGGTCTCGTTCAAAAAGCTTACATCGTCCTGGCTCAATTCCATCTGGGACTTGATCCTGAACCTAGATTGCTTAGGGTACTTAGTGACTTCTTTTAGAAAGTCCTTTTGTGAACCGCCCCACTGGATCGTCACATACGGTTTTGAATTTGGTAGCTTCTTGAACTTGACATCCCAATCATTCTCATCATTGATATCCCACAAAAAGTAACCGTGATCCAACTCCTCGGCATAATTTTGTTGTATTGGGGTTCCTGGAAAACCTATCCACGGCTTCTTTTCGCCGCCAGATGTTTCTCTATATCCGAGATATTGCGTCTGGTGAATGTCACCGAGAAACACATAAGGATAATCCTTAAAAAATTCAACCTTCAATTGTGCTTCGTCAAGTTCCCATCCAGATTCAGTGACTGCACCGTGAACAGGACCATGATAACATGCAATGTTGATCTTACCAGGTTCTGGTTGGACATTCTTCCACCCCTCTTCATCAAAGAGTGAATAAACGCACCAATTGAATCCAGGTTGAAACTCATAAACGCCGCTCTTCTTATAGAGATGAACCTTGGGGTTATTTAATGCTGATACGATAGGAGACACGGCGTCTTGTCTGGACAGATTTACCAGATTACCGTCGTGATTTCCTAATGTAAGATGGACTTGTGCCACTTCGGCCATTGATTCCAACCACCAAGTAAGAAAATCAATGTACTCCGGAGAAATTCCTGTTGTCTTCGTGTGAAAGATATCACCACCGACAAAGATGTGGTCTACCTTGTTCTTCTTACAATCTTTGATAAATGCCGTGAAAACTTCACGATACTCATCATGCCGCGAAAGAGAGCGAATGTGGACGTCGGCCGTGTGTGCAATTCGAACCATTGATCAATTAATGTACCACATTAACCACTAGTGTTCAATAAGCCATTAAAATTTAAAGCTAGACGAGACAAACTTATCCAACTTTGTCAAGAACCGATCTTCCCAAAATAGAGGCTTAGCTTCAGACAAAGCTTTTTCAAACTCAGCCTTGGACATACTTCCAGGATCTCCCCAAGGCCTGACATCAACAACCACCACATCGATGTTGTATTCCTGTAACTTTTTGACTATCTTTGGGGTCTTCTTCTGCCACATATCACCGTCCAGAGCCAGAGCAACAGGCGTTCCATGAAGAAGAATTTTATTGAATACCTCATGCCGCTCGTCCAGGTCAGATCCCAACAATGCAGTCGAATTCTCTGGACATTTGACGAGATCAAACGGACCCTCACACAGGACCAGCCTCTTGTTCCAATCAAGGTTGATCTCATTGAAGACTATAGGATTCTTGTCAACATCAGGATTGTCATACTTAGGCTTCTTGTCTTTGTCCACCGCTCGAGCAGCAAAGTAGTTCAATTCTCCGTTGCAATCAAAGGACGGCATGATGACCCTCCTCTTCCACCTCTGTTCATCAGAGACTCCAAACTTAAAGTACCATGCATCGCGGTCTGTCAATCCCCTAGAATAGATGTACCTCCATGCAGCCTTGACATCAGGGTCCATCTCGTTTGCCAGGGTCAACAACCGGAAATCCTTAGGTAACTCTATCTTCTGGACCTTATCGACCTCAGCGGTCACTAGATCCGACCTACCACCTTGTCCAGTTAATTCCCGATATGCATTGAGGTGTTCCTGTGTTCCATATTTCCGCAATAAAGGAGCAAGGCTTCTGGCCTTCCATCCACATACCCAACAGTGGCACGCATCATCTGTTGTACGGATAGCCAACTTCTTCTTGGTTGGATCTGTTGGGGCGCAGATAGGACACCTGACATCGAAGTTGAGACCGTTGCCAGAGATTCGACCTCGACCAAAGATCGACTCATAAAACTTCAGCTTATCCGTGAGAGAATGGACCACGGTATCACTGTAACCTATAGGTCAGTAATTTTTCAACTAACCTTGGATGCTAGCCGCCCGGGCAATCACATAGGAATCACACATGTCGCGAGAAGCATCAATGGGCATACCATTCTTTTTTAGGGGCCACTGGATGTGTTTGAGATCATGCTCTGCCATGTACTTGAAGACCTGTTCTTTTCCGCTCATCCCGGCTATCGATGTCCGTTGCATCTTGATTCCACACAATTTTCTTGCGTGAGATGAAGAGATGTACTCAGGATCAACCTTGAATATTTCCCTTGAGATGTACGACACGATCCCGTTGAATCTCATAAGAGTCGTGATGGTCGCAGCAGAAGACATCCCTGTACGAAACCCCATAAGTGGCTCTTCGAGCGCCACACGATATTCACCAGGAAACTTCTTCAATAACTCAGAGAGTTCGACGGCAGTTAGGTCAGCTTTTTCCCAAATTGTTTTGCACTTTTTAAATTCGATTCTATCTAGATAAAGGATATGGGATCCCTTATCATCAGGTTGAATGTCAGGATTGATGATGCAGACACCGGTCACGGATGTTGAAACGTCTAAGCCGAGGATAAGTTTCATGTGTTAAAAAGACTTCCGTTAAACATACCAAGATCTTTCTTTCTTCTGAGCATGACAGGTTCACCAGGTATAGGCGTTAATAATTCCCAGTTAGAATTTTTCATCAAAAAATCGTCTACTGCCGGCTTCACACCATGCTTTTCAGTGTCAATTCTTTTAGTAGCCTTATCAGCAGATTCGTACCCTTCTTTTTCAGAGTACCACAAATCTTTCTCTGACCATCTTCCGTGATAATCATCGATTAATACGATGCTGTTTTCATTTGTCAGCGAATCGAGATATTCAAGTTCTCTAGAGACAGTGTAATAATTGTGATCTCCGTCCAATAAAACGACGTCAAACTTTTTAGATGATTCAGTTAATTTTGGCAGCGCATTTAAACTGCTGTCTTGATGAATGATCATCTTTTGAGACGGCAAAACATCTATATTGTTTAAAATAATCAGCAAAGATTCCTGAACAAGAACATCAACCCCCACAAACTCAAAATTTTCATGCATCCTAGACATAAATGCCAAAAGAGGTATCGTTGTTATACCTTTACACAGTCCAATTTCCAAAACTTTAGGTGATTGGATTTGAGATAGAAATTGCTTAATGCTAGGAATGTATCCATGATATGCCATGTCAGCATATTAGGATCAGGATGACTTTGGTAAAATCTTATTAAAGTAGACCCATATCTTTTAATTCTATTTCCGTAAGCACTTTGTAGGTCACTCCGTGGATCGTGCACCACTCTTTGGCGGCCCTGACCTTCTTAACCACTGTCATCTGGTTTAGTTTTCTAGATGGTTTGATCTCTATGATGACTTTACTACCGTCCTTATATTCAACCTGAAAATCTGGATAGTACTTGCGAATCTTCTTGGTCTTCTGATTTGAAACATACTCAATGATCAACTTCTCATAGGACCACGATGTCACATCAGGATTCTCATCTAGATAGACCATGTATTTCTGTTCCCATCCTGAACGATATTTACATTCACCCGCAATCGGAGAAATGTGGGTTCCTCTGTGGTAATGACCCTTGCGCTTTCTCTTCCGTTTATGAGGTTTCTTTGGAGGCATGTTCTTCAAAAATCGTATTTTACCTTAAAAAGCAACTTCTCTGAATGTCTCTTCATGATTGGTTGTGCCAACTGTGTCTTCATTATCACGTTTAAATTGTCATCATGAAAGTTGATTCCTGAAACGTAAACGTAATTTTTGTCAGATTCGTTCGCTTGTAATGATGACGGCAAAGGCTTGTATGTAGGATTCGATGATGAATTAAGATGATTAACAGGTGCTATGGCTTCTAATCTTAAAACGTGAAGATTCTGTTCACCCTTAAAAGACATCTCATATTGATTTGCACCAAAGAAATACAAGTGAGGACTCTTAATTGCTAATATTCCTTCATTGTAGAATATTGTTCCAACTGAATTCCATTCACACTGTGGAGTTAACGAATCAGCACGATACAGAGTTCCGTTTCCATCATCCTTAATTGTGATTCCTATTGAACCACCAGATCCAGACATTGCTGAATCTGTTATCGTAAAGCTTCTAGGAAGGATTCTTGTTCCATAATACAGATTGCTGATATCAAAGAAGACTACTTGATTTGATGATGAATCTCTTGTTTTATAGATTGTAGCAGTAGGCGCTTCAAATTGCAATTCTTGAAATTCAGTTGCGCTTAATGTTTTCGTAAGATTATCCTTATATTTTTCAAATGCTCCGTTTGAACCGCCTGTTGGTTTTTGATAATAAAACCCTATTTGATCAGCGATTTGATAATTTTCATCAGCATCTATCTGTTCAAAAGATTTATCGACGGTATCAACTGGTAACAACGTGCTACTTTCTGATTGCAATTTTTTTAGATCAATAAACGCTCCACCTGAATTTATTTCTAAATCATCGAGATATGCAAATTGATAAGACTCTTTTTTCAAGAGATCATAATTTGGATAAAAGTTTCCATCGTCGCAAGGTAATATTAGAAG